CCACACACCGCGGTGGGCGGCGGCGATCCGTGGCGCGAGGCGCCGCGTGTCCGGGACCCCGACGCCGTACATCGCCATCTCGGATTTCAGGTACGCCCGCTGCTGCTCGGCGCGGGCGGGGGCGCCCGCCCCCGCGGCGACACGGTCCACGCCATTCCCCACAAGAGTTTTTATGCGAATCGGCCCAGACAGCATCAGCTGCCTATCGAGAGAAGAATCAACGAGGGCCGGGCGGGCGAATCCCATGTCGCGCCCATGCTCGCGCCCCCAAGCGCCAAGATACCTGGAAGCTTCCCGGTCCACGCCCGTCGAAGCGCCACCCAGGGCAGACGCTGTCTGAGACGCCCACGCCGCAGACGACGCGTCCAGGTTGTCAGGGTCGAGCACTACATCGAACAAGTCGACCGCGGAGTCGCGGGCTTTCGTGGCGAGCGCACCGACAGCAACACGGTGGTCGCCGATAAGGGTCACTCCTCCTCCAGGGCTGCGACCTTGCCAGGGTTGTCGGCGCCAGCGAGCGCCTGCGTATACGAGGTGAGTGCGTCAGGGTGCGCGTCCGCGTACTCGCGCCAGCCAGCCGCTTCGGACGGCGACACGCCGGGGATGCGATCCCACAGCAGGGCAGCAGGCACGCCCAGCGTCTGCGACAGCTTGCCGAGGGCGTCAGCCGCCTGCGACAAGGAGCGGGCCTCGGTGTCGCGCCAGTCGACAGAGAGCGTGATGTCCTCAGAGTCGTCGCGGCGTCCGTCAACGGCGGCGCACAGGCGGACAAGGTTGCACACGGGGCGCCCAAAAGCGCGCGTGAGCGACTGCAGGTGGGCACGCTCGGCAGCCTTGGCTTCAGCGAGGGCATCCGCGCTCAGGTTGACTAGCTGCGACCCGGACAGCGCCCAGGACGGCACCGACGCGAGCGCGGCCAACGTCCCCAGGTCCGCCTTCTCAGCGTCGAGCAAAGACTGCAAGTTCGTTTCTGGCAGCGATCCGAATTGGACACCTTCGCCGCCAGTCAGCACGTCTCCATGCTCCAGGAGAGCCTTCTGCCGTTCCGCCTCCTCTGGCGAACCCGGGGCGGCCAGGCCGGTCGCAGTGCGGACCCGCCAGGAGTTGTGATGCTGGACGAGTAGCCGATCGTGCACAGTCTTGATGTAGCGGCGGGCAGGAAGGCGCAGCCGATCCACCAGGGACTCACACTCGCCGTCCAGCGCTTGATAAGGGGCGACGCGCACGACGGGACAGTGCCGGAGGGCCCCAGACCAGAGGACGCCGCCGGTATTGCAGTCCACCTCCTCGGTGGCGGTCAGGTAGCGCCACGGGGCGCCATCGCCGCGCAGCACGACGGCCGCGGCGGGCCACTCGTTCGCCTCGGCCCCTCCCCAATCGCAGGCAATCCTAGAGGCCGGCAGCGGCAGCACAGACGGGCCATTCGATGGCAGGACGGCGGCATAAGCGGCGCCATCAATGAGGGCCTCACGCCACAGGGCTGTCTGCCGGGACGGCATGCCTGACGCCTCCCAGGGCGCCCAAAGCCTGGCGGACCCCTGATCGTCACGGTCAGAGGAGACCCCATCGGCGACTATCTGCCTGGCCAGCGTGTCCAGCAGCAGCCCCAAGGTCGGGCCAAGCGACAACGCCTTCAGGCGTCGCTTCGTTGCGTCAGCCCTGTCCGAGTCGACCCCGTACAGGGGGCCGCTGGCCGCGGTCCGCGTAGACGCCCCAGGGGCGATCTCTTCGCGGCGCTGCGCGGCGAGCGCCCTCGCCTCGTCGCGGCGAGCCGCAATGTCATCCCACGGTCCGTTCACCATATCGATCCCCTGCTTCGGCGGCGGCTATTCAGCCATATGTTACGGATCATCCTACCGCCGATCATGCACACGGCCAAGTCGATCTTCTTGCGCGACTCTCTGCCGTCTTTCGAGATGGACATGCCGTACCTCGTCGGGTAGCGGACGGCGTGCAAGACGTGAGCGCGAAGTCTCGCGTCGCCGTCATGGACGAACGCATGCTCGACCACGTCGGTGGTTGTGACTTGGACGGCATGCACAAACGCTTTCTGGTTCGCCGGCGAGGACATGTCCCACTTCACCGCGTGCCCCTGGCCGGCCTTCAAGCGCAGCCGGAGACCATAGTCGCGGTGCCAGCCATCCACGACCGAGTCCCAGAACTGCTCCATACTCTCATCCTCGACGGCGTGAGACGGGTCCGCCCACAAGGCCACCACATTGTGGTGTTCGTAGAAGTCGCGGACACGCCCGTCAACTGCGGCGCGATCCACAACCCAGTTGTGGGCGCGAGCGTCCGGGGGGCGCTGCCACACGCCGACCACGAACGGGGCCCCATCGCTGATACGGACAGCCACGCAGGCGGTCGAGTCGTCCGACTTACCGCCATCGAAGAACATCGCAACCTCGTCGCCAGGCTCCAGTGCGGGCAGGTCCTTGTCGAGGCAGGAGTCCCACTCCTCACGCGTCAGCCATGCGTCCTCGGACGCAACCACTTGGTTGTACCACTTCCGGCGCGACTCAGACGGCGGCGTGGACGGATCCATGATGTCCTGGACGATACGGTCCGGCGTCAGCCAGGACGCGTCACCGCGAACGGACTCGACCACTTCAGGGGCAGCTTCCGCAGTCAGCGGCGCGTCAGGGGGCGCCTCCAACGAGTCGTACATGAGGCCGGCGTCCTTACCGCCATGCTCTTCCCAGCCTTCACGGACAGACAGCCCCACCGACTCAACGCCGACCCTGGCCGCGTTGCAGATATGCAGGACCCGAGCCTGCCGTTCCGGCGGCGACTTCGCCGCGTCACCACGGACCACGCCCATCATCGCCACGCCACTATTGGATCTGGTCCAGTTCTGCGTCTCGTTACACACAGTCAAAGTCGCGCGCGCCCCTTCAGCCGCGTCGGGATTCGACGTGATCGCGGTGATGAACCCCGCACTCCCATCTGTCGGGCGGACCAGGGTTGTCACCACCCGGATAGCGAGGTCCTCGCGGACATCCGGTGGCGCCAGGGCACGGATCGCCCCCATCGTATTCTCTGTCTGCTGCTGCGAAACCGCTAGGAGGCGGATCCAAGGCGACTCCTCGCGGCGCCCGCGCACCACGCCGTCCTCCCCCACAAATGGGACGGATGGGCCGCAGAGCGCCGCGAGGGCGATAACGCCAGCCAGGGGATCCTTGCCCCACCCCTTGCACCGTTGCAGAACCACCGTGGGCGACAGGAACCTCCCAGCCGAGTCTGTCGCATAATACCAGAGCATGAACCTGAGCTGCTCATCCGTGAACAAGAAGGGGCCCCCGCCAGGCCCAGCAAGGTGGGCAGACGCCCAGCAGACAACATCCCAGCCAGCCGTGTGTTCAGGCAGCAGCCACCGCCCGCCCCGGACGGCCCACACCGGGCCATGCGCGACCGCCGGGAACGCGCCACCCGCCCCCGGCAAAGCGGCCGGCCGCGACTTCAGACGCCTCTCGTAATATTCGCGGATCTCCGCGAGGAGGCGCGGGGCGTCGCCGCCGGGCGCTCTCCGGTCACGAGGCCTGGCCACGAGTCAAACCCCACCGGCCGGCCGCCGCGATGGATGCATGCTCAGACCGGGACGCCTGCGCCCTAGCGTCAGCCTCCTCGTCCGGGAGGTTCAACTTAGACAGAAGCTGCGCCATCGCCACGCGGTGCTGACGCACCTCCGACAGAAGCGGATGAGCCCGCAGCTGCCTCTGCGACCCAGGCATCACGTAATCGGCGCCAGCGAGTTCCCGTTCGATCCTGTCGAGGATTGTGGCCTCCCGGCAAGCGTCCTCCAGCAGGCGAATCTCGTCTGGGCGGAGCTCCCACCTGGTCGTAATGTCGTCCCACATGCGGCGGGCGGACTTACTCAGCCGCGGCGGCGGTTTCTGCGGCATCTCAGCCCCTCTCGGTCATAGCGTGCCCCAATCATACCGCCAGGAACCGGCGGCGGCCGCCCCGCAAGATAAGCGGGACGGCCGCCGGGCCGCAGGTCAGAGAGGCTCAGGCCTTGTGGGCCCCGCCCTCCGACTTCCGCAGGTCGACGCCACCAGGAGTGACAATACCAGCCCAATCCAGGATGCTGATCCCGTTGACCTTAACGCTCTTCAGAACGTTGAAAGCGCCAAGGACAAGACCGGCAACAGACAGGACCTGAGTGGTCGCCGCGGCAGCGGTGGCCGGGTACGCGCCGACAAACCAAGTGCCAGCCGCGATCACGACAATCGCGCCCAGGGAGACCGCCCGGCGACGGGAAGCCGTCCAGTACGGCTTGTCCAGGGCCGCCTGGACCAGGGGCCACACAATCGCGGCGACCGCCGTCAGGGTCGCGGACTGCTCAGCTGTCAGAGTCATTCTTCTGCTCCTTGCTCTCTCGTTCCCATGGATACCCGTTCTCGACGCCCTCACACAAGCCAACCCAGTAGGCGCCCAGGATGGCTGCGGCGACAGCGACGAGGACAATCATGAGGCGTCGGTGGCGTTCTGGCTAGCCTGCTGGGCGGACAGGCGCTGCTCAATGGCAGCAAGAGACTTACGGGTCTCCTTGACCGCGTTATACAGGTCGCCATCGAACTTAACGCCAGCGATACCAGGGGTGACAGCGTCAGAGATGACCTGCACCTTACTGTTCAGGGAGCGCAGCTCGTCGCGGATCGCACCCGAGTACCACGCCATGTCGCCAGCGTAGTGATCGCCCTCCTTGCCGGCGCGCAGCGAGTCGCGAATCTCGGTCAGAAGGTCAACAGCAGCGGACATTTCCAGCTCCTCATCGGTAGATGACACACCGCCGCCGGCATAGTCGCCGAGCGGCTGATCTTTCCACGCCCAAGCCAGGGACGCGAAAGACTGCCCGTACGTTTCGTAACGGTCGTTCGGGTTACCGCAGTTGTATGTGGAACCAGCCCTGCACAGACTGTCCCACGAGTAGTCGCCACCAAGGTAGCCGGCCAGGATCCCGAAACCAACCTCCGACGAGGCCTGCGGATCCCACCAAGCCCGGTCCGGGTCATTGAAAAAGTACCCCGGGTACGTCACCTGAGTGGGCCCGACTCCGTTCGACGTGGCCCCGGCACTGATCTGGGCATAGAAATCGCGGAACTTAGCCTCCGTGACTTCACCGCCACCCTGGTAGGCGCCGCCAGCGTCATGACCGAACACGTTCTCGCCGCCTGACTCCTGCTCAGCCAAGCCCAGAGCAACCCAGCGAGGCAGCCCCACAGCGTCCGCAGCAGCCACGAGAGCGCCCATATTCGCGATCGTCCTACCGGAGTACCCAGACGACGAAGAACGGCCGCCAGAAGGGCTGTCGCCGCCCTCAAGCAGGCGCAGACAGTGCGTCCACCTGCCACCGCGCGTGTACACGTGAGTCGCATAGTCACCGACCCTGGTCTCAGAGCCGGTCTGGTCACCCACATAACCGTCGATCGTGCCGTCCTCGGCGATCCAGGCCTCAGCAAGCCCATCCGGGACAACCATCGCAACATGGCCAGCACCGCCAGAGGCCGCCTCCGACAGGACGACATCGCCGTCCTGGAAACCACCATCCGGATACAGCGACGCGTCCGACCACGGCACCTCATACCAGCCGCGAGACGTCAACTCAGACCGCATCGACCCGGTCCACGTCGACTCGGGCAGTAGCCTGCCATCGCCCCAGGCGTACCCCCACGCCCTGTGGAGGCCATAGTTGATCGCCCCACGCACCGCAGACGAGCAATCCATGTTCGAGTCACGCTGCAGCCAGCCGTCCTCGTCACTGTCCCGGTACGAGAACAGACGGTCAGGCTGCGAGTAGCCAACCGAGTAAGCCCCACCCTGCGGCTTCCCCGGCCCGGCCTGGCACCAGTACTGCATCTGAGACGCAGCAATGGAGTTAACCCCCATGCCTCTCCTTCCCGGCGGCCGGTCGGCCGCCCACAACAAGGTTACGGGGCCAGTCGAGTGCCGCCACGCACGCGCCCACAGTGTCCGCCGTCACCCCAAACGCTGTCGTTCCGAGCATCCCACTCCGTGATTGCTATCTCCCCCGGTCTTTCGTGTGTGGGGGGAGGGGAGTCGGTACCAGGGGGCGGCTTCGTTTTTTTCGGCGCGGATTTTTTTCAGTTCCAAGTTTCGCGTCGCGGCGTTTCAGTTCGGGTTTTGCTTTCGTTTGTTTTTGCTTTTGTTTTGTTTTGTTTTTCTTTTTTGTTTGTTTGTGTTGCGCGCGCGCATGGGTGTGGCGGCCGTTCGCGTGCGGCCGTGGCGCGTATGCGTGCCTTGGCTGCCGCGTTCTCGCGTGTGGTCTTGGCCGTGTGGCAGGCGTGCGACAGGGCTTGGAGATTACTTAGTTCGTGGTTGTCGCCAGCGTCGATGTGGTCGACGTCTGTTGCGCGCATGTCGCATGCCGGGTGGTGCCACCGGTGGTACCCCTCTACCACCTCCCTACTGGTGGGAGGTGGGATGGTGGCTGGGTCGAGGCCGGCGCATTTGTAGTTTGCTTTTGCGAGAACTTGTTTCCTGATTTTGTTCCAGTTTGTTGGCAAGCGTTGACGTCGGTTGGATGTGGCCCATGGCATGTGTGCAGGGTACCTGGTGGGGTGTGGGTGGAGGGGTGGTTGGAGGGTGGTGAGGGTCCTGGCTTTGGTGCTTGGTTTCTGGTTGGGGGTTGGGTTCTGGGGTTGGGGCGTCTGGTGGGTGGAGGTGTTTGGCTGGTGGGTCCCGGTTCTTGGCTGGTGGGCGGCGCGGCGTGTGGGGGTCGTTCCCCTTAGACCCCTCCTTAAGTCCTGCCCCCACCTGCTTGGTGGGCTGTGGTTCTTGGTTCGGGTCGCCCCTCTGTTGGCTGGTGGTGTCTGTTGGTTGGTGGCTGTCTGTGGGGTGCAGTTCTCTTTCGAGGGGGTGGGCTGGGCTTGCGGGTGGCTTGTCTTGCTGGTTGTGTTCCGGTTGGGTTGTTCTCAACCTGGGGTCGTGGTTGCTGTCCTTGTTGGTCGCTTAGGTTCGTCCGCGTGTTTGTTGGGGGTGTTGTGTGGTTGCGGGCTCTGTGGGCTGTGTCCGTGTCGGGGAGTTGTTCTCAGGCTTGCCGTGTTGTTCCCGTTGGGTGGGCCGACCTGGACGGTCGGGCTCTTCGTCGCCCCCCTCTTTCTCCCCCCACACTACACGACAGAGACTCCCAGACCCTAGAATCCCGTGGGTGAACTCACACGTTAACACGTTGACCGACTAACGTTCTAGTGTAAGTGGAACATATGCGTTCCGGTTATGCAGGGCGGTATGACAGATCAAAGGGCGGGCGAGCACGAGGCCCCCTCCCTGCAAGTAAGCCCAAATGCCCGGGACACCCCGCGCCGTCGAGTCGCCCCGTCCGGTCAGACAGAAACGAAAGAGGACGAGACCGTTCCGGTTAGAGGGCGCACAGGAAAGGGGCCCCGACACCGGCGTGTCGAGACCCCCTCCCGAGAGGCACTCAGGGCCCCTCAGCGGCGGTGGAACCCGGGGCGCAGCCCGTGAGCCCTGGCCCACCTGATAGGCCGCAGAAGAGCCCACAGGATCGCCGAGGCCAGGCCCCAGCCGATCAAGGAGATCACATTCATCTCTCCGACAGCAAGGGCGATCCCCAGCTGAGCCAGAGTCCAGACGGTGGCAAGGGCGGCAGAGGCGCCCACGAGGAAAGAGAGGGTGCGAGTCATATGGTCCTCCAGTGGTGGTGGTTGGCGCCCACAGGTTAGACCACACCTCGTGGATAACTCCGCACGGCGGTGAGACCTCAGTCCCGACCGGGCCACTCCACTCCTGTGGATAACCCTGTGGGGAACCCTGTGGATTGGTTGCGGATAACCTGTGGAAAAGTACTTGTACCTACAAGCAATTCACATGTGCATACAACCTTATCCACACCCCCCAGTGGATACGGCAGCCGCGCCATGGCGGCGAAAAGGCGGGGCTATCCACATATCCACAGACACCTACTATCTACTACCTAGATATCTCTCCCTTGGCGTCATAGTCCCGTACGGGACGCGCGGACGCGTACGCGAGCACGAGGAAGCCTGGGACCACAGTCCCATCCAGCCCGTGGCACGAAGAAAGCAAGGAAGACAGCGACCTCACCCGCAAAGCTGCACCCCATTGTGTCCACCGTCACCCATCTACGCCTTGACTTCCCACACGGGAAGCGGGAAACTAAGACCAACAACGAGGTACAACCCAACCCCACCAAGGAGAAACCCAATGAACACCACCGCTCAGCTCCCCAGCCGCGCAGCCACCACCCTGATCACCTGGATCGCAACCCTCTCAATCGTCGCCGTGCTCGGCGCGGTCGCCGGCCTCCTCACCGGCAACGTCGGCCCGGCCACCATCCCCGCCCTGATCATCGGCCTGCCGGTCGCCATCAAGGCCACCCGGTCCAGCAACCGCAGGAAGGCCACCCTCCGCCGCGCCAACGCCTGACCAACCCAAAAACACCCACGGAAAGAAAACACCATGCGCTTGTCACACCACAGCCAGTACGAGGTCGCCACCCAGATCGCCGACTTCATCCGCCTGAACGCCATCGGCTACGGGGCGGTAGCCACCCACGTCGGCGCCGCCGGCTACCCAGAAGCCGCGATCGTAGCCATCGCCGAAACCGGCCACACGGACTGCACAGCCAAGGTCGCCGTCTACGCCGACAGGCTCGTCTACGCGTCAGCCCTCGGCGAGCACGTCTCACGCCCAATCCGACGCGAGGACGCCGGACGCATCATCACCAGCCTCCTCTCCATGGAGTACAACTAATGTTCCGCCGGAAGAAGCCGCCCACCGCGCAGGAGCTCACCAATGACATCGCCCGCGACATTAGCCGACGCGGATGGCCCGCTGAAGCTAAAGCAGTCGCCGTCCGCTCCCCGTTCGGCGACACCCTCAAGTGGTCAGTGATCATCGCAGGCCGCGGGGTCGCAGTCATCAACGACGAGCTCCGCATCGTGGTCGCCTCCTCAAACCGCCCAGCCCCCCAAGCCCCCACGTTCGATCACTCCAACACAGAAGCCGACGCAGAACAGATCCTTAGGAACCTCCCACTGTCATGAACATCCCCGAGAACACCTCCCCCGACAAACGAGCCCGGTCCGCCAAGAAGTACGCAGCCTTCCACCGGCGCAGAGTTGAACGGATCGAAGCCACCGAGTGGAGGCGCGCCACCTACACCGACCCAGCCACAGGACGCATCCAGACAATCAACATCCGCCACAGCTGAAAGCCCCAACATGACACTCGAAGACATTCTCGGCGCCCTCCTCCCACTCCTCCACGAAGACGAGACCGCGACCATCACCAAGTCTGACGACTTCGGCGACCGGATGATCGCCGTCGAGGGCACCACCAGGAAGACCAACATCTATGACTATGACGGCATGTACGTCTGGTACTCGCAGCCAGGCGGCGGCTCCTGGCCGACCGGCGACGCGAACGCCATGAATGAGCAGCTGGCCACCATGCTGGACTACGCCCGCACGTCACCCCTGTCAGGCGACCTCCGCGCGCAGGAGGCGCGAGAGATGACCCCGGCCGACCTGCTTGAACAGCTCGCCGACCTCCTCGCAGGCGGTGCCCCCGCCATCACCGGGACACTCCCGGACGGCACCGAGATCGCAGAGATCGACTACGGCCCCGGCGCCATCCACATTGAGAAAGGCCGGAACGCAGACTTCTCCGCCTGGGCGATCACCCACAGTCACCGCTGGCCGGCCTCCAGGCGCGACCTATCCCAGGCCCGCGGAGCCATCACCGACATCCTCGCCGCCGTCAAGCCCACCAACTGAAAGGAACCACCCGTGTCACCGCTCACGCAGTCCCGCCTCCTCCTTCCTCTCCTGTCCGCAATCCGCGACCACCTGGCCGCCACGGAGTACGCCGCGTTCCGCCGCACCACCCACGGCTCCCCCTACATCGAGGCACGCACAGAGAGGGACGCCATGATCGCGTCGGTCACTGACGACGGCCTATACGCCCTCGACGCGGGCGGAAGCAGATACGCCTGCGACCCCAGCGCCAGCCAGGACGCCATCAACAACGCCATCCGCAGGGCCCTCAACGACGCGCGCGAGGCGTGGTCATGATCGGCCGGTTCGCTCCCAGGCGAGACAGGGCCCCCATGGCCAGAGTCATCGCCGAATGCTGCCTCCGCCGCCACCCGGGCCCACAGTTCGTCATCGACGAACCACTCGCTGACAGCGACCCGGCCCGCCTATTCATCTTCACCGACCAGCAGGACCTCCTCGTCGCCCGCATCGGCGAAGCCGGCGTCACCATCCGCGCAGGGCGGTCCCACGCGGACGTCCCCTACCAGTGCGACTCACACCCCGCCGACGTAGCCGCAGCTCTCCTCGGAACAACCATGAAAGGAACCATCTGATGGACCGTATCGAACACGCCAAGATCGTGTCCCAGTCCTCCCTCATCCCCGCCGAATACCGCGGCAAGCCGGCCGACATCATCTGGGCGATGGACATCGGCGACGCTCTCGGCGTCCCCTACACGCAGGTCATGCAGTCCATGGTCGTAGCCCGCGGCAAGATGACCATGTCCGCCGATCTCATGGGAGCCATCGTCCGCCGCGCCGGACACAAACTCCGCATCCATGAAGACGGCAACAGCGTCACCGCCAGCATCGTCCGCGCGGACGACCCCGACTACGAGTTCACTGTCACCTGGGACGAGAAGAAGGCCCGCGAGGCAGGCCTGTGGGGCAACCGCGGGCCGTGGACGCAGTACCCCCGACAGATGCTCCGAGCCCGCGCCATCACCGAGGTATGCCGCCAGGGCGCGTCAGACGCCCTCGCCGGGAACGTGTACACCGCGGAAGAGCTCACCAGCGAACCTCAGAGGCCGCAGGAGATCCCAACGGAGGCGGCCCCGACCAACGGAGAGAGCGCCCAGGGAAAAGCCCGCAGAATCGCCGAGAACGCCCGCGGCCCCAAGGACGTTCCGCCGCCCACCGAACGGAAACGCGAAGCAGTAATCATCCCCGACAGCCCCACCGCGGCCCCCGCGCCGACCCCCGAGCCCGGCACCGAGCAGGAAGCTCGCCGCGACATGACCCGCACCATGCTCATGGACTACTGCAAGGAGACTGGCGCCAGCCCCGGTGACGTGTGGAAGCGGGCCCAGGAGGGAGGCGCTAGCATGGACGACCCCGACTCCCTGGAGGCCGTGTTCATGACCTGGCAGGCCGGCAAGAACCCGGCGGTCGAACGATGACTGCGATTCCCGCCACCATCATCACGCCGATCGGGCTGCAACGGCGGATACTGTCGCTCATGTGGATCGGCTACGACGAACACCGCATCGCCCGAGCGGCGGACGTCACGCCCCGCTCAGTAGCGAAAGGGCGGTCAGGCGAGTATGTTGCCCCCGAGGTGAGGCTCCGCCTAGCCTGCGCGTGGCAACGCCTCCAATGCTGCCCCATCCCCCCGAACAAGGCCTCAATGGCCGCCCACAAAACCGCCGTCATCGCCGGCGGCCATTCACCGCTCGCCTGGGAGGAAAACGAAATCGACTCCTACCACTCCGAACCACACTGTCTCACCCGAGGGAGGGACCGCTCCCCATGGGCCAAGCAATGAGAGGAATCACCACCATGAAGGTCACCATCCAGAAAGTCATGAACGTCGAGTCGCCGACCAAGGCGTACGCCACGGACGCCGGCCTGGACCTGTACATCCCCGAAGGGCAGGGGCGCCTCATCCGCCGAGGCGCCGTGTACACGATCGACCTCGGAATCCGGGTCGCGATCCCCGACGGCTATTACGGGCAGCTGACCCTCCGTTCCTCGGCCGCAACGAAAGGGCTGTCCATGCCTCACGGTGTCGGCGTCATCGATGCCGGCTATCGCGGCAATGTCAAGGCGGCCGTCACCGCCCTCGCCGAGCCGGTGCTGATCGCCGCCGGCGAGCGGATCTGCCAGCTGATCATCCTGCCGTGCCCCCCCATCGACGTACAGGCCGGCATTGTGGACGACGTCACCGACCGCGGTCGGGGCGGATTCGGATCCACCGGCGCCGGCGCCGCAATCCGCGACTCCGCCACCCAGGAAGTCGGCACCCTCACCATCGGCCGCCTCATGGGGCAGCTGCAGGACGCGGCGCTCCGGTACGGCAATGACCCCCCTATCGCCGTGGCCGCCGGCGGCGGCATCGGCTACGAACAGGCGGACGGCCTGCTCATGGTCAACACAGTCAAGACCGGGCGCGCTGGCGGATGGGACCAGTACCGCGCCGACACTGACGGCACTCCCATGGCGGTGATCTCGTGATCGACAACGTGAACCACCCCGCCCACTACACGCGGTGGCCCGTCGAGGTCATTGACCTGGCCGGACGCGAAGGTTTCCTGTACGGCAACGTCCTCAAGTACGCGCTCCGCGCAGGCGTTAAGCCGGGCGCCACATACGAGGAAGACATGGCCAAGGCGACCTGGTACGCCGCCAGGCTCACCGACAGGATCGCCAAGGTCACATCCCCAGACGACGGCCTGCGCGCCCTTCGGAAGCGCGGGGACAGTACGTTCCGGTACCTGGCCAACCGCCGGGAGGACACCACCGAGATGAGTGACTACCTGCGAGACCAGCTTGCCGCCATCTACAGCCGAGTTGAGAGGAAGGTGCATCCAGCATGGGACGCAACCTGAGATCCGCGAAAGCGGCCGGTAGCCGATTTGAACGACTCATCGCCGACCATCTCGACGACCGCCTCGAAGGCTGCCACGTCGACAGGCAGGTCAAGACCGGCGCCGCCGACTCGGGCGACCTGTACGGCGTCGCATGCCGCGGCCGGCAGATCGCCATCGAATGCAAAAACACAGCCAAAATGGGGTTGCCTCAATGGGTGCGGGAGGCGCATACTGAAGCATCGAACATCGGAGGCCTGACCGGCATCGTCATCCACAAGCGCCACGGCAACGCCCAAGCCGGCGACCAGTGGGTGACCATGACGGTCGCAGACCTCATCACCATCCTGAACCACGCCAACAGAAAGGACCCCGCAGAATGTCCCCCCTGGTAGTCACCGCCGAGGAACTCATCGGGTACCTCACCGAGGTCATCGACAAGTACGGCGACATTCCGGTCGTTGTCTACAGCGCGACCTCCGGCAAGATCGAGTCGGTCGGTCAGCCCGCAATCCTGACCGTCGCCCCCGCCGGAGAAGTGGACGGCTTCCAGGCGTACACCTACTCCCCTCGGGAAGACCCCTCAAAGCACAAGGCCGCCATCCTCTACTGAAAGGAACCCCCACCATGGCCGTCGAGACAGTCACCACCGGAACCCTCGTCAAGGACCCCGAAGTCCACTACGCACAGTCCGGCACCCCCATCACCGCCCTCCGCATCGGCGCCACGCGCCGCGCGAAGGACAAGTCCACCGGAAGGTGGGACGACGACGGGGCGCCCCTGTATACGTCCGCCGCTCTGTTTGGAGACGAGCACACCTACCTCGCGGACGTCCTCAAGAAAGGTGACCGGGTCACCGTCACCGGCACAATGATCCTCCGGGAGTGGCACGCCGGGGAGAAGGCCGGCATCGACCACGACCTGCGGAACTGCCGCCTCTGCGGGTACGTCCGCCGGGCCGACCGGGACGGTGAGACCCGGAACCAGTACCAGCCCGGCCAGCTCGGCCACGCCGCAGCAAACCCGCTCGCCGGGCAGGCCGACTTTGGCGACTGCCCCTTCTGACATACACAACGGCCGGGCCGTCGGGGGCCCGCGTGCGGCGCCCCCCCCCCCCCCCCGCCCCCCCGCC